AATGAGCAAGACCAAGGGAACAGTCACCTACGAGGTGGGCTTGTTTACGGACAATGTGTCCCTGTTCAAAGCCATTGAGGGCAATATGCTCGTCAACACGGCAGGCGTTACAGGAATGAACCACACGCCCACAAGCGGCCATGTGTCGGGAACCTGGACGGCATCGGGCAGCGCAAGCAGCGGGTATGTTTACGGGATTGTAGATGCGGCGGGGTTTACGGACATACTGAACCAAGGAGGAGGTTGGTTCCAAGCCCCGTGGTGGAGGCTCGGTCCGAGCATCTATGTCAAGAAGATGGTGGACTTGATTTTCACCGAGGCGGGATTCAGGTACTCATCCAATTTCTTCAATTCCTCTTTGTTCAGCAAGTTGGTCATCCCTTACGCAGCGGGGACCATGCCGATAAACCTATCGGGGTCCAACATCCTTGCGCAAAGCACGGGGAATGTAACCTTTGCAGGAACGGCAAACGCAACCGCTCTATTCCCCAAAGACACGCCTGCCCCGTTCTACGACAATCCAGGGTATTGGGTCGCATCGTCCAGCGTGTTCTCAAATCCAGCCGTTCCAACCCGTTGGAATGTGGATGTGACCTTGACGGTCAGCGGCACAACTGCTGGAAGATTCGGGGCCAATATGTCCATCCGAAATATCACGAACTCCACGGACAACGCAGTCATCACGGGGATAAGTTTTGCAACCAACACCCAGTTCACGGTCCGCTTCCAAAATGTGACCATCCCAGCCAACACGACGGCCAATATCGGGTTCACAGTTACGGCGGGTCCGAACTATTTGACAAGTACTTTCTCCATCCTTTCGGGTGCAACGGTTCAATGGACCTGCCTTGAAAACCCCGTTGGCATCGGGGTCTTGGATATGCGGACCGCCCTGCCTGCTGATGTCAAGCAGAGCGACCTCTTGCAGGACTTGCAGAAGATGTTCAACCTGCAGTTCATGCCCGACCCGCAGGACCCCAAACTCCTATACATCGAGCCTTGGAAGGATTTCTATACTTCGGGTGTGGTGGATTGGTCGCAGAAATCGGATGAGAACGCCGAGCAGAACATCACCAACGGCGACCCCAACGCCTATACCAATGTCATCTTCAAGTACAAGGACATGGGCGATTTCCTGTCCAAGACCTACAAGCAGTCCTATCCCTTGGCCCGTGAAGGCTACGGTGGCCGAATCTTTAACACCTCCAACTTTTATGGCAAAGGCGATAAGGTCGTGGAAACCCTTTGCGGGACTTTGATACCCGCCTCGTTCAGCACGGACAAAATCGTGGGCCGTACTTGGGACATTGAAGGAACGCTTGCAAGTGGAACGGTCAAAGCCTTGCAGACGGGCTACCGATTGGCGCAGTACAACTTGATTGAAGGGCAGACCGAGTGGGCCTACCAATACGGCGTGAGCGGAAACACGGCCCTATCCGTGGGAATCTTGCGGATGCCTTTCGTCAGCCACATTGACAACCCATACGCCCCCAGCGTGGACTTAGCCTTCGGTCAGCCTCGCTTGGTGTACTACAACGCCGTGAATGCAAGCGGCAACCCGTTTGCCTACACGAACAACAACCTCTACAACACCTACTGGCTCAACTACATCAACGAAACGGTATCGCAGGAGGCGTTGCAGTTGGAACTCACGATGCTGCTATCATCCGTGGACATCTACCAACTGGACTTCCGCAAGCCGATATACTACGGCGGCATCCGTTGGCGGTTGCTTGAAATACGGGACTACCTGGTCGGGCAGATGAAGCCTTGCCGTGTAACGCTCCGACGCATCCTCAACCTTGCCGAGTTTGCTGCTACAAGCACGACACCGATTGCAAACGACCCATCGGCCCTGTTCAATGGTCCGATTGACCCCGACCCTGTTGACCCAGGCTATGAACCCCCCGTAAACCCCGAACTACCCTCCGAAGGATAAGATATGGCAGATGTAACCAAAGAAATTGTACTTGAGGTTGGCCTCAAGGATTCCACCGCCGCTGGCACGACCAGCGCAAAGACCCGCTTGCGGGAATTGCAGAAGACCCTTGCGGACATGGCCCTCGCAGGCCAAGACGGGACGAAGGCATTCCGTGAGATGGAGAAAGAAGCGGGACGGCTCAAGGACCAAATCGGGGACACCCAGCAGAGGATTAAGAACCTCGCCTCGGACACCCGAACCATTGACACCTTCGTCGGGGCTATTCAAGGCATCACGGCGGGATTCCAAATCGCCCAAGGAGCAGCGGCACTATTCGGAGCGGAGGAAGAAGAACTGCAAAAGTCCTTGGTCAAGGTCCAAGCGGCCATGGCCCTTGCCAACGGGGTGCAACAGGTAGCCAACCTGCTGAACAAGGATTCCATCCTGATAACCCAAGGTCAAGCGGCGGCGCAGGCATTGTACGCCGTGGCGGTTGGGACCAGCACGGGAGCGATGAAGGCATTTCGCATCGCACTCCTTGCAACGGGTATCGGTGCAGCAGTTGCCGCCGTTGGTCTGCTTGTGGCGAAGTGGGACGAACTGACCGCAGCGGTTCGTCGGTTCTTGAACCTACCCGACCCGAAGCAAAGGGCGGCGGAGCAAGCCATGGCCCTACAACGGGAGGAAGCCCAACTGGAGCAGTACCGCCAAGCATACGATAGGCATACCGATAGCCTCATCGCTGCTGACGATAAACGCAAGGCTCGACAGGAGCAACGCCGCAAGGACGAAGAAGCGGCCACCAGGCAACGCTTGCTGAACCTGCAAGCAGAAAACAACGCCATCATCAAGTTCGTGGAGGACTTGAACCTGACCCTCTACGAGATGGAACTGGACCGCATTATGAAGCAGGACCAACTCCAAGAGGACCAAATGCTCCGCAGGCGTGACGCTTATCTTCGGGATATCCGTTTGCGGAACGATGCCGATGCCAAGTCAGCAGCGGGGCAAGCACAACGGGAAGCGGACCTCGCCGCCCTTCGTGAGCAGTATGTCGGGCAGTCCTTCGCCGTCATCGGTGACATTATCCAAGCGAGTGCAGGCAAGAGCGAGGAAGCCCAACGGCGGGCCTTCAATGTGTCCAAAGCCGCAAGCATCGCCCAAGCCCTTGTCAGCACTTACCTTGCCGTGAACTCGGCCTTGGGAATGGACCCAACAAAATTGGTCTTCCCAGGTCAGCGATTCGTTGAGGCAGGTCTTGCCCTTGCCGCTGGTCTTGCGAATGTGGCCAAGATTAAAGCGACCCAATTCCAAGGGGGTGGAGGAAGCGCACCTGGAGGAAGCGTGATGGGTGGAGCAGCAGGGGCAAGCATGACCCCACCGCCCATCTTCGCTAATCCCCAAACAACCAACCTCGGAACGGGCGACTTGTCATCGGGTCAGGGTCAGCAGAACCAACCCATGCGAGCCTATGTGGTTGAGCGTGACATCCAACAAACCACCAGCAGGGTGCGCCGCTTGTCCGAATTTGCAACATTAGGCTAACCGCTACATATCCCACCATGGAACTTCCCGTGTACCGAATGACCGTGGACGAAGTGGACGAAGGCGTGCAGTTTGTCGCCCTCGTTGATATGCCCGCTATCGAAAAACCCTTCCAAGCCTTTGCTAAGACCCCGCAACGCTTCGCTGAAACGGGGGAACGCAGGGTGCTGACTGGACCGCTCATGCTGGCAGACACGCCCATCTATCGCAAGGACGACACCTATGGCGAGTACTATGTCGTTTTTGACAAGGCTACGATCAGGAAGATCGTGCAGAAGTACTTCAAGCAAGGCAACCAGCACAATGTCAACGCCTACCACAACGCCGAACTGGATGGGGTGTTCATGTTCGAGAGTTACATCACCGACACCGATCGTGGCATCCTTCCCCCCAAGGGCTACGAGGACACCCCCGACGGCTCTTGGTTCGGCTCCTTCAAGGTTGAGAACGACGAAGTTTGGGAGAACCGCCACGCCTTCAAGGGTTTCTCCGTGGAGGGCTTGTTCGGCATGAAGAACACAGGAACCGAACTGGAGGTCGCACTTGCGGGCCTCGCAGACGATTTGACTAACTTTTTGCAACATATCAACCCAACCTACAAATCCCTTTAATCTATGAACCTGAAAGACGCTATCATGACCTTTCGCACCGAGTTGCGGAAGTTCACAACCCAAAAGCAATCCTTCGCTGACTACAAGTTGGTGGATGGAACCGTTGTCCGTGTGGACGGCGACCTCGTTGCAGGAACCGCCGTGTATGTGATAACCGAAGACGAAACCCTGCCCGCTCCTGACGGCGAGCATCAAGTGGAGGGCGTTGGTACTATCAAAACCGAAGGTGGCAAAATCACCGAAGTTGTCGTAGCCGAAGCCCCAGCACCTGCCGAAGAAGTCGCCGTTGCCGCTGAAATCACCCCCGAAGTTGCGGGTGAAGTGGTCAGCGAAATCGCCGAAGGATACCCGATGGTGGACCCATTGATGGTTGAAGAAATCGTCAAGAAGCACCTCGTAAGCATCATGGAGGAACTCAAAGCCGCCTACACCGAGATGGGCAAGATGAAGGAGAAAATGTCCGCATTTGCAAGCCAAATGGAAACCATGACCGATATTGTCGAGAAAGTCGCAGAACTCCCAACCGAATCCGTGAAGCCAACCGCCTCCGCTATCGTGGAGCAACGCAAGGCCGCTGCCCAGCAGAACTTCAACGCACTCGCACAAGCAATTCAATCACTCAAAAAATCTAAATAAACTTTAACCCCCAAAAACAAAGCCATGGCTTATTCATTCGTTTCCCCGCTGACTACTTACACCGAGCAGCAGCGGCTCCCCCTCATCACCAAGGCCGTATTCTCGGCCCGCACCGCATCTTTGTTCACCAAGCAGGTGGGCATCAAGTCGGCTGCTACCCTCAACCTCATGGACACCGATGCTGCCTTCCAATCAGGAACGGCTTGCGGATGGAATGTCGCAGGTGCTGCATCAGGAAACACAACCTTCACGCAGCGTACCATCACCGTTGCTCCCTTGAAAATCCAAGAGGCTCTTTGCCCTCGCTCACTTGAGCAGTACTGGATGCAGTCCCAGTTGACCGCTGGTTCAACTTACGACGGCGTGCCATTCGAGCAAGCATTCGCCGAGCAGAAAGCCCTCCGCATCGCCGAGGCTTTGGAGAACGCCATTTGGTCAGGTTCTACCTTGGTCACAGGTTTGCTGACTATCCTCAACGCTGCGTCGGGTTCAACCGTATCGGGGAACACCGCTGCCGTGTCTGCCTCGGTTGGTATCACCACAAACAATGTTATCAGCATCTTTGACAACATCTACACCCGCATCCCGCAGGCCATCCTCACCAAGAATGATTTGGTTATCTTCTGCGGTTGGGACACTTTCCGCACCTTGATTGGAGCGTTCAAGTCAACCGCCAGCGTCATGTACAACCAAGTTGACCTCCAAGGGTTGGCCGATGGTGACATCATCTACCCTGGTACCAATGTCCGTGTAGTTGCCGTCCCAGGTTTGCTTGGGTATAACCGCTTGGTTTGCAGTTACTTAGGTAACTTCTTCTACGGAACCGACCTTTTGTCCGACGAGGAGCAGTTTTCCATCTGGCCCTCAATCGATAACGACGAAATACGCTTTCAGTGTGCCCTAAAAATTGGAGTGAACATAGCGTATCCAGACCTCGTTGTTGACTGGAGATTGGCCTAAGTGTAAGGGGGGAGGGAAACTTCCCCCCGCTTTTTTAGTATAACATAACCCTCTAAAAATACACTATGTCTTGCTCCCTAACTACGGGCTACGCCCTCGGATGCCGCAACAGCGTTGGCGGTATCAAAACTATTTTTGTCCAAGCCTTCAACCCAACGGGAACGGTCGCCAATACGACTGGCTCCGTGTCGGGAACCCTTGCAGGTACTTGGTTTGAATACGACTTGACCAAAGCGACTTCATCCATGACCGAAACGCTGAATGCATCGGTTGAGAATGGAACGCTTTTCTACACTCCCGAACTGACCTTCACCATCAACAAGTTGCAGACGACCGTCCGAAATGAGTTGCGCCTGTTGGCCCAAAATCGGGTGTACGCAATCGTCCTTGACAACAACGACCGCTACTGGCTCCTCGGTGCGGCCAATGGCTTGGAGGTGTCTGCTGGAACTGCTGGGACTGGTACTGCATTTGGCGACAGGAGCGGCTACGAGTTGACCCTATCGGGCATGGAGCCGAATCCGATGCTGAATGTTTTGGTATCTCAATTCACGGTAGCGACCGCACAAATCAGCGGGTCGTAGCGTATCTTTGACCTGCGGGCCTCATACCCCGCATGGTTTAGTGGTCTGGGCCATCTCGCAAGGGGTGGCCCTTTTTTTTGTACCTTTGGGCATGAGAATTTGCATCGTTTACAACGCCCACCCGACGGGGTGTTCTTTTTACCGACTGGAGATGCCCAACGCCTACTTGGGCGACAACTACACCGAGTTCGATTATGTGTGTGTCGATAATATCGGCAATGTCAAGGACGAGGACCTAAAGACGGTCGATGTGTGGTTATTTAATCGCTTGTGGTGTCAAGGTACGCTGGACCAAATTCGGAAGGTTTACGAGGCTCTGACGGCCTTTGGGGCGAAGGTTATCTTGGACTTGGACGACTACTGGGTTTTGGAAAGCGGGCACATCATGTACCGACACTATTTGTCCACCAAACTTGACGAGCAGATTCGTGAGCATATCCGTCTTGCTGACCATGTGACCACGACCACCGAACACCTTGCCCAAAAGATTCGCCTGCTCAACAAGGCCGTGACCATTCTGCCAAACGAACCCTACGAAGCCTACCAGCAGTACCTTCCCGACACGACGGCCGAACCCGAACCGCACCTGTTCAAAATCGGGTGGTTCGGAGGTGCGCAGCATCAGGAAGACATTGCCCTCGTTGAGCATTCCTTCGGCCTGCTGGCCCACGACAAATCGCTGGACGGGAGGTATAAGATTTACCTTGGCGGGTGGAACGATGGCAACCCCGTCTATGACGATTACGAGCGGATGCTATCCTGCCGTGGCTTGAACAAGAATTACGGCAGAATCCAAGCGGCTGACATCTACTCCTATGTGGGCGGGTACAACTTCATCAACGCCACTATCGCCCCGCTCCGAGATACCAAGTTCAACCGCCTCAAATCGGAGTTGAAAGTCGTTGAAGCAGGCTGGATGGGCAAGGCG